GGGAAAGACAAATGGCTAATGAAGAAAAAAACGAAACCAAAGTTACCGCGTCCGAACCGGTAAACATTGAAGCTGAACGCGAAGCTGGTGTAAATGCTGAGCGTGAACGCATTTCTCAAATTTCTGCTTTGTGCCAAGAACATGAAGTAGATGACGAACAACGTCAAGCTTGGATTAACGATGGCGCCGACATCAACAAAGTTAATCGTGAATTGGTTGGCATTTTAGCAAAACGCAACAAACCGCAAAAAACCACTAACATCAAATTTGATGATTCCAACGAAAATGCACTTCGCTCTTTGTATGCTCATGGCTTGCTGATGCGCGAAGGCTATGCACCTGAAAAATGTGTTGAAGGTGCAGAAAAATATCGCAATATGGGTATGAAAGGTATTGCTCGTGATTTGCTCTTGCGTAAAGGTGACCACGATGTGATGCGTTTGAATGATGATGAATTGTTCCAACGCGCAATGACCACTACCATGTTGCCGACTTTGCTTGCAGAAGTAACTCGTGCAACTCTTGCACAAGGTTTCGCTTCTGCAGAACCCACTTGGCAGGAATGGGCATATGAAGGCTCTTTGAAAGACTTCCGTCCGAATTACACTGTCTCCATCGGTTTGGAAGATGAACCTGTCAAAATTCCTGAAAATGGCGAATTCACCGATGCAAAACTGAAAGAAAGCAAGAACTTCGTCCGCTTGGATACTTATGGTCGTTCTTTCAGCTACACTCGCCAAGCATTCATCAATGATGACCAAGCTGCTTTGACTGAAATGCCGTTCCAATTGGCTCAAAAAATGGGTATCGTAATCAACCGCTTGGCATATCAAGCATTGGCGAAAGGTACTTTCACCGAAAATGTAAATCTTGGTACTCCTGCGGCTGTTGCATCTGCTTCCTTGTCTGAAGCCATGAAATTGCTTCGCTTGATGAAAGACCCGCAAGGCAAACATACTTTGCGTATTATGCCGAAAACCTTGCTTGTACCTGTTACATTAGCTCCTCAAGCTGAACAACTCATTACTTCTATGGCTGACCCGTCCGCAGCACATTCTGGTGTAACCAATGTGTTCAAAAACAAACTGCGTGTTGTTTCTGACCCTGAATTGGATGCAATCAGCCCTGACGCATGGTACTTGCTTGGCAATGCGCTTAAAGGTCAAGGTGTGGAAGTTGACTTCCTCAACGGCAACAAAACTCCGATTCTCGAACATCAAACTTCCTTTGATGTTCTTGGCTGGAAATATCGCATGTACCTCGACTTCGGCGTAAAACTCTTGTCTACTACCAACATCGTTAAAAATGCTGGTAAAGCTTAATCGAAGGGAGATATAAATCATGGCTAATGAAAAAGCTTTCTATCGCCGTAAAGGCGACCGTATGGACTACACTTGCACCGCTGATGTTTCCGCTGGTGATGTTGTACTTGTAGGCTCTATCTATGGCGTTGCTGAAGCTGGCGGTGCAACTGGTGATGTTATCGCTGTTTCCACCGTAGGCGTGTTTGAATTGACCGCAGGCGCTGCTATCACCCAAGGTGCTAAAGTTTACCTTTCCGGTGGCAAAGTTGTTGCGACTGGTGATGCAACCCAATTAGGCGTTGCTTGGTCTGCAGCTGCAAATGGTGAACCCGTATTGGTAAAAATCAATGCGTAATTGAAAAAAGAATAGGGGTAGGGTGATTCTGCCCCTATTTTTTTAATACATTAACCGAATTGAATTAAAAGTTTTAACTCGGTTAACGAGATAAAAGGGGGGATAGAATGAACCCATTTATCAAGAAAATTATCCAAGATGCCACTTTTAACGAAGACCTTTTTGCTGAAAAAATCATCTACAACGGTGTGATTATTCCCGCCATCGTTGAGATTGGCGAAGGCGAACAGCAACAAACCAATGGCTTCATGCGTAGTCCTAATACTGCAGTTGTTTTTGGCAATAGCTTCGTAACCGTGAAGATTGAAGATGTTCCGAACCCTAAACGCAAGGATAAGGTTGAGTACGAAGGTAAGACATATTATGTCGCTGGTATTGAACTTATTGATAGCGTTGGTGGTAGCGTAACAGTCAAACTAACGTCTGATGAAAGAGGGTATATGTCGTTATGATTGAGGTTAATGTCCGAGATAGTGTAACGCCATACATCGAGAGTTTTCTCCGGGAAAATCCTCGGTTCGTTCGCAGTTTGACCAAAAGTGTCGGTTGGTTCGTACAGCGTGAAATCAAGAAGTTAAGTCGAAATTCACGAATAACTTCAAGGTGGCGTAAGCGTACACCGCTTGAAAGAGTACGCCGAAAACTTGACGCAGAAGCTCCTGACCCGTGGCTTGGTAAATTACGCAACGCTATTGGCTATCAATATGCAGATGGTGCTGTCTTAATCGGGTGGACTTCTCCGACTGCTGCCATGGAAGGCAGAATCCAAGAAGAAGGCGCAAGGCGTACCGTGACACCACAATTGCGAGGCTATTTCGCTCGCAAAGGTGTTCCTCTATCCGAAAGTAAGAAACACATCAAAGTTCCGGAGAGACCTTTGTATGAACCTGCAATGGAAATTGTGACACCACAAATCGGTACATTTATGGCTGATAAGGTCAAGAAGTACATTGAAAAAGACGGATTCGTTAAAAAGGCTGCGACAAGAAAGTATGAGGTATTTGGATGATTGGTATGAGCTCATATCTTCAGAATGAAGATTTAACAAATATCGCAGTAAAGCTTGGCAGCACAATTTATTCCAATGAAACGTTGCAAAGTTATTGCGAAATGCATTTTGGGAAAAAGATGTCCGTTTTAGTCGGTGTCCAAGAACCCGATTTACTCAATGAAAGCCTTGCACCTTTCTGCTTCATCCATGATATGGGTAAGGCAGAAGGCGCAGAAAGAAAAAGACACCAGTACCAAGCGGTATTTGGTGTCGGGCTATCTATTCACGAAGATGATGCTGTGTTCGAAGGTGTTCAAGTCACGGCTGGTCATCAGCGAGTGTCGGAAGTATTGACGCTGATCCAAGATGCTTTGAATGGATATAAGGGTGGTTGCATGCCACCTAATGAAATTGAGCAGAACGTAATCGGAATGCCAGGCAACAATCCACATTTTTGGCAAGGCTTTTTGTTCTGCGTTTGGTCACTTGATGTTTCTATCGGTGGCTATCAAGAATTTTAGAAAGGGTGAAATAACATGACTAATAAATGTCCTCACGCCGTTGGTGCAAAAACTGGTACCGTCATTGCTTGGGAAGAAACTTATGGCGTAATGCCTGCTGATGTGGCAACTACTGGTATTAGATTGCCTTTTAATACCAACGCTGTTGTCAGCAGCCAAAATGCTACTGACCCTGCAACCATTAGAGCTGACAGAAACCCTGTGGAAGCTATCTATGGCAATCACGATGTGAACGGTGAAATGGTAAACCCGACCGACTACACCGCTATCGGTCATATGCTCAAGGCTGCGTTCGGTGAACCTACCACTACCAATGTTGATGGTAAGTACCAACACGTTTTTGTCGTTAAAGACAACATTCCCAGCTTCACCATGGAAAAAACTTTTGCTGGTATTAGTCAGTTCATTAGAACTACCGGTTGCAAGGTTAATGAAATTTCTTTCTCCTTTGGTGGTGACGGTGAGTTGACCTTCTCCAACAATATCATGGGTGCAAAGGAAACTGTGGAAGCTTCTGCTATGTGTCCGAATGCTGTAGAAGCTAAGATGAACCGCATTAACAATACTCATCTTTCCGCAAAGGTTGACGGTGCTGATACTACCGTTATCAACAAATTTGACTTCCGTTTCTCCAACAACCTTGACGGCGATAAATTTCCCATCGGCTCCCAAGGTTACCGCAAGGCAGCTTGTGAAGGTTTGGCAACTGCTTCTGGCAGTATCGAAGCTTATTTTGAAGATGCGACTTTTCTCGACAAAGCTGAGCAAAACATTACCACTTCTATGGAACTGATTGCTAAGTACGGTGAAGATTATTCCCTTAGCATTTTGCTTCCGGAACTGAAATTTGCCAAAAATTCTCCTGCAATTGACGGTCCTGCTGGCGTAATGCTGAACCTCAACTACAACGCATTCTTCAAGGATAATGCTCAAAAAAGTGCAGTAGTCATCACCTTGGTAAATGATGTAGCTGAATATTAAGCACGGGGGTATGGAAGATGGAAGGTAAAGAAATCATCTTAGAAGCGCGCCCGATGACATGGGACGAGAACTGCGAATTCGAAGCCTACATGGAAGGCGCAGAAAAAAATGTTAGAACCTATATGCGTAAAGGTGCAAAATGGGTTATCGAAAACGTTTATAAAATTGAATTGAGCATGCTTACTCCTGCAGAAATCTATGCTGTTTATATGCGAACCATGGAGTTGACAAATTCCATTCGCCATGATGAGTTAAAAAACTTGAAGACCTCGCAGACTGGCAGCACAAGCGAGGAAGTTACTGCGCAGGCTGCCGAAAATCAGGCTTAAAGCTTGACTGTAGCACTTGTGATTATCGTTGTCCCGACATATTATCCGGAAACGTTCAAGCATTATTTTTAAGGCGTATGTCGCTTAACTGTGTGAGATACGTTTCCGGCTTTTCCGGGCTTATTGCGGTAGGTTTCGACTGGCCAGCAATAGAGGTAATCGCTCGTAGCTGTAATATCAAGATGAACTCATTACTCGTTCAGAAAATGAGGAAACTTGAAGATTTAGAAATTCGTTATTTTAATCAAAAGGATGGTGAGTAGCTCATGGGCGTGGCTGAGACACGGGTAAAAATAACGTTGACGGACAACATGAGCGCCCGTCTCCGCAATATTAAAGGCGAATTGCAAAGTGCCAACACTGCTGCAACCGCCTTTTATTCTGCACTTAAAAACGCTGGCGGTGCTATGGCTGGTGGTTTGGGTGTTTATTCCATAGGCGACCAGCTTTCAAGTTGGGTATCCAAGGGAATGGCGTTCACTAAGACCATGGAGACCAACGAAGTGGGTATGGCAGGTATTTTAACTTCCATGACACGTATTAATGGTCGTCAGCTTGAATGGAACGAAGCCATGGGCATTTCACGGAAACTAATCCGTGATTTGAATACAGATGCTATGGCGACCGCTGCCACTTCTGAAGAACTGGTTGGTACGTTCCGCGCTCTCTTGGGGCCGGGGCTTGGTGCTGGTATGTCTATTGAACAGATTAGACAATTCTCAACAATAGGCGTCAATGCAGTTAAGTCATTAGGCTTAGACGGCAGGCAAGTTATTCAAGAATTAAGAGATTTGGTGCAGGGCGGTATTCAGCCTGCATCTTCTACTTTGGCAACGGCTTTAGGGCTTAAAGATAGCGATATCAAAGAAGCTAAGGCAAGTGCCGAAGGTTTGTATTCTTTCTTGATGAAGCGTATTGCAGGCTTCGAGCAAGCTGCAGCTGCTACTCCTAAAACTGTGGCTGGTATCGAAGACCAAATCAAAGAAGGCACCACTCTTGGTATGGCAAAGGGTTTAGAGCCTGTTTTCAATGAATACAAAGACGTGTTGCTGGATATTAAGGGTGCAATCATTGACCCTGATTTTGGTGTTAATGAAGCTTTCGTTAGCAACATAAAGGCTGCAAGTGAGCATGCAGTTAATATGTGGCATGGCTTTGAGAATGTAGCGGAAGTGTTGTCGCCGATAGTTGTTCCTGCCATCGAAGCTGCTGGTGCTGGTTTAGGCATTGTTGCTGATAATGCAGACAAGGTCGTTCTTGCTTATGGCTTGTGGAAGCTAAATTCTATGGACATCAGCAAGCACATAAATACCATTTCTGCTTCCGGACAACAAGTAGCGCAGGCAGAAGTTCAGTCTGCTTTGCAGGCGGCGCAGGCTGTTGTGGTTGCTAATAATAAGAAAGTAGCAGCTGCTAAAAATTATCAGAGTGTAGTAAGTGCATCACATAAGGCTTTAAATGCTGGATACATAGAGTTAGGGATGTCTCTTTTAACTCTGCAAAAACGTTATGAAGGACTTGGGGTGAGCGCAGAACAGGCTGGTAAAATGCAAATTCAAGTAGCCAAACAAGCTGCAAATGGTCAGTTTGAATTGGCGCAGAGAATAATGCAAACCCAAGAAAAACATCTGCAGGCGGCGAAATCTGCTCAGGAACACGCTAACAAAATCCAGACTTTCCATAATAAATTGACTGCAATTGGTGGTGTTCTTACATCTGCAGGTATTCTTACAACTTCCTTGAGTGATGATACCGATAGTTTGGCAAACGAGTTTGGCGAAGCTGCTATCCAAGCAGGCTTCTTCTTAACAGGGGTTACTTCCTTAACCGAAGCAATAAAGGCGTTGAAGATTACTTCAATGGGTGCATTAGGTATCATTGGTACTGTTGCAGCTGCTATAGGCTACGGAGCCTATGAAAAGTACAAGCACGCAGAAGCTGGATTAGGGTTCGAGTATGACGAGCTTGGCAATGTTAGTATGGTTGGCAATGAAGCTGACTATTCAGCCCAAGTTGCTCATCGTAGAAGAATGGCTGATAAGCAGAAAGCTGGCATTAAGGCAGACCTTACTCCTGCTCATCCTAAGAAAGCAGAGGAAACCGTCAGTCGTGTTCAGCGTGAGTTTGAGAAAAACGAACGTGCTATGAACGACTTGATGGCAGAACTTGACCGAAAGGTTATTCAACTCACCGGTACTCCGCTTGAAGTGGCCAACGCTAAACTTGATGAAGAACTGCAAAAAATGCAGTCCAAAATCGACAGGGCTGCAGCTGCTGGCATCGATACAACAGCTGTTACGGCGAAGCTTGCTCAATACGAGGCAGAACGCAACCTTGAAATCAAGCGTCAGAATGTTATCGACATGCACGCTCTGGATATGGAATACATTGACGCCTTGGAAGGCACTCGACTTGTTTCTGCTCAGCGTGCTGACGAAATGCGAGCTGATAAGCTCACTGCCCACAAGCAGGCTTTGGAAACAATGCTTGCCGATGAACGCTTGAACATTGAGCAACGCATTCAGCTTCAACAGGAATATGCCGAAGCTGTTAAAAACTTGCAGTCGGTACAAGTTACTGACGCAAGTGCAAGCTGGGGCAATTTCATGGACTACATCAAAAACACTCAGTTTGACCAACTTGCTACAATGCAGGCTGGTTGGGATGAAATGATGGGTTCCATTGTCAACTTTGGTCAAAATATGTTGACCGAGCAGAAGTCGTTCAGTGAGCGTTGCAAAGACCTCTTTGACGACCTTGCAAATAGCATTATGAACACTATGACCAAGGTTTTTATGCAAGGCTTAGCGATGAAGGCTATTATGTCAATTTTTCCCGGTATGGGTGGTGGTAGTAGCTTGCCATCTTGGAATATGAGTTCTTACTCAAATAGCTGGAATCCGGGCAATATGGCTTTTGCCTTTGCGAACGGTGGCGTGGCCAACGGGTGGGCGATTGTTGGTGAAGAAGGTCCTGAGCTTGTAAATTTCTCTCAACCAGGACGAGTTTATACTGCAGAACAAACTGCAGCTGCTCTCCGTGGTAGTGCTGGATTAGAAAGTGTAAAGGTTGTTGTGGAGAATCGTACCAACCAACAGGTTAAGGCAACAAACGCAGGTGTATCCTTCAATGGTAAAGATTTTGTCATCAATACTGTTATAGAAGCCATTGGTAACAATGACAATGGTATTGCGACAATCATCAAGAACGCAGTTTAGGGGGTGGAAGAATGGCTGCTAAAATTGATTTTCCTGCGGAAATAAGTAACCCTGATTATCCGCTTGGCATTAATCCGGAAGACAATGTTATCCGTTCTGAAACTGAAAATGGTCCTGTAAAAACTCGACCTAAATTTACTAAGGTGCGTTCTTCTTTTACTGTTACGTGGAAGAACTTGCCAGAAGCCGAAAAACAGATTCTTGAACAGTTCATCAATGTTACCAGCAAAGGTGGAGCAGTTCCGTTCAACTGGATAAACCCTGCTGATGGAAAGTCTTATGTTGTGGTATTAGCAGAGCCACCGCAATATTCATTGCAATTTCTGCATTACTATAATGTGAATCTTAAATTGCAGGAGGTATGAAATGAATAAATTAACTCCTGCAGCCATTATTGCAGCCAATGAAGTAAACAGCGAAACTGCTTGGCTGTTATTACTTGAAATTATATTGCCGAATGAACCAGACGAACCAATTCGCGTTGTCCAAAACAATGAGGATATCCAATGGAATGACAAGCTTTGGCAGGCGTTTCCATTTAAGTTGGCTGAGCTGAAGCAGGATTCCAAAGGAACATTATCTTCGCTCGCGGTTGATGTAGATAATACTACTCGTGATTTGGAATATTATCTGCAGCATGGCATGGGCGGGGCAAACGCAAAGGTTATTCTTCGTTGTGTACTGTCTACGGCTTTAGAAGATACTACTCCTGTTTTCGAGGAATTCTTTTCAGTTAAGCATACTGTTGTGACTGAAAACCATGTGCGTTTTACAATCGGAAATGCTTATCCCTCACAGTCCCGCAGACCTTATGAGCGCTTCATGAAAGGGCATTGCCCATTCAAATATAAAGGCATAAAGTGTGCAGCTACATCTTCAGAGCCTACCTGCAGTCATACTTATGGAGACTGCAAGGCTCGTGGAAACGCGAAACGTTTTGGCGGTTTCACTGGTATACCGCAAGGTGGTTTGTATGTGTAATAAAAAAATAGAGTACGCCGACTTAATCGGCGTACCTTTCTTAAATCAAGGTAGAGACATAAAAAATGGTCTCGATTGTTATGGACTTGTAAAAGAAGTCTTTGCCCGTTGCGATAAAGAAATTGGCGAATATTGGTGTGACGCTTATAACAAAGAATACATCAATAAAGTTTTGAGACAAGCAGTAAGCACGACAAGCTGGAAAGAGATAGACTACCAAAACGGAGAGCCTATTCCTGTACCGGCGCTTGTTGCTTTAAGGTTCAATTCACCGCCTGGTATCGTAAATCATACTGCAGTTTACATCGGCAATGGGCTAATGATACATACACGCGAGCGCATCGGCGTGTGTGTGGATAGAATTGATTCTCCGATGTGGCGAAAACAAATCGTTGGTATATATGAATTTGTGAGGTGAGAGCGTGATTAAGGTAATTTTTATTAAAAATCCTTTCAGCTTTAATCGCGACAGAGTGGTTAAGCTAAGTGAAGTTACCGGTATGACGCTCTCTTTTTATATCGGTGAATTTATTTCGCAGCTTCCGGAACAAAAAGCTTGGGTACAGATTAATGGTAGAACATATCAAAGTATTACCGATGATGAACTTAAACAAATTGTTCCGGACAATGCTTTTATTATGGTTATGCCTGTTGTCGGTAAAGGCGGTGGCAAAAATCCTTTTGCACTCATAGCATCTATTGCATTGTCAGTAGTTGCAATGGGTGTTGGTAACTTAATTGCTGGTGGGGCGTTCTTTACTGCAGGCGGTGCTACTTGGGGCTTTATGAGTTACTTGGGCGCAGCTGCAACAATGTTTCTTGGTGGGCAGCTTGTTTCCAAATTTACCGCTCCCAAAATAGATGCTGGCAAGTACGAGATGGAAGACCCCACATATTCCTGGAACGGCATTCAGACCATGGAAGGGCAGGGGAACTGCATTCCTATTGTCTACGGCACGGTAAAATCAGGCGGTCAAAGTATTGTGAAGTTTACCACGAATAATGGTGATGACCAATACTTCAACTGGCTTGTATGTGCTTGTGAAGGTCCTGCCACTATCAGCGATATTAAGCTGAATGACAACCCTATTGAGAATTACGAAGAAGTTATTGTTGAGGTTCGCCCAGGCACCAACGAGCAGGATTGTATTGATAATTTTAACGATACTGTTCAGTCCAAGGCATTAAGTTATGAACTCAATAATAATGAATGGCGTACCGATGTTACCGATGGTAATAGCACGGAAGGTATTATTATCGACATCGAATGTTCTAACGGCTTGTATCATGCGAATGATAACGGCTCTCTCGGTACTGCGTGGGTTGATGTTAAAGCGGAGTGTGCTTTGGAAGGTACGGAAGACTGGATAACCATTACTTCTGGTAGCCCTGCATTAAAGCACAATAACCTTGGTGTGGTTCTTACTTATTCCACGGATGTAGGCACCTACACCGCGAGCGTTAGTTTTGACAACGACAAATATGTGGAAGACGAAGATGGTATTAGGGAAAGAAATCCGTATTACAACATGTACCGTATTCAAGTAGTGGAAAATACTGGTAAATGGTATAACCGTCAATATTTTCACGCTTACTTTAGTCCAGGCGAAACAGGAACCATTGATGCAGGACCGTTCCGCTTTAACAAAGCAACAATGGAATCCAAAGGTAGTGGTTATAGTACAACATTGGAAGTGTTCCAAAGCGGTCGCATAAGCGGGGCTAAAGCAGGTCCTGTTCGTAGGCAGTTTAGAGTTGACCATTTACCTGTCGGTAAATATAAAGTCCGCGTAACCGTTACTGCTCGTAGTGCTTCTGTAAATAGTAGTCGTGATGGGGTAAGGACATACTGGACAATGCTTTCTTCTGTACTCTATGAAGATTTCAGCTATCCTACGCGTGCATTGATAGGCATTAAGGCAAAAGCTACAAGTCAGCTTTCCGGAAGCACTCCTAAGTTAACTTTCTTAGTTACTCGCTCAACTGTGTGGGTATGGAATGCTCGTACATTAGCATTCGAAGAAAAGCCTGCAAATAATCCTGCGTGGGCTGCTTATGATTATGTTTGTGGTATCCAACGCCTGAAGAACATTCATACGGGAGAGTACGAATTTGAAGTTCGCGGTGTTCCTGTTGAGTATATGATTTATGACCAGTTCGAGGCTTGGGCAGAAAACTGTGAACTTATGGATTTACAAGTCGATATCATTATGTCGAATCCAGATACGTTCCTGCAGAGCGTGAATAAGGAAATCGCTTCTGTTGGACGTGGTATGGTTCTACAGTTCGGCACAAAGTATGGTTGCGTTTATGACCATAAGAGCCAACCCGTTCAGCTCTTTAACATGGGTAATATCATTGCCGGTAGCTTTGAACTTAGTTACTTGAGCACGGATGACAGAGCAAACTCTGTTGAGCTTACTTTCCAGAACAGGGATAAGGAATATGAGCGTGATACAATCGTCGCCTATGGTGATGGGTATGATACGCAAGACATTATTTCTAATCCTACTCAAATAACGATGAATGGCATTACTCGTTTTGAGCAGGCATACAGGGAATTGATGTTCCAACTCCACAGCAACCAAAAGGTTCAGCAGTTTGTAACATTCAAGGCAGAGCTTGAAGCGATTGGGTGCATGGTTGGTGACCAAGTATTGATTGCTCATGATGTTCCGCAATGGTCGCTTTCCGGAAGAATTGAACGTGTCGATGGTAATAGCGTTGTAATGCTTGCGTTGGATCCAGACGAGATTAAGCTGCAGGCGAATGAATATGCGTTGATGATTAGAACCATCAACAACAATATTTACACTTATCCAGTAGCTTCTGTTTCCGGAAACTATGGTTCTGTATTCGTAACCATAGCAGGAATCTTTAACTCTGAGGATATGCCACAAGCTAATGACTTGTTTGCTCTGGGGAAGGTCGATGCTACTGCTAAGCCTTTCATAATCCGTTCCATTACTCGCGACAATGATTTGGTTCGTACAATTTCCGCAATGCAGTATGTCGAGGGATTGTTTGAAGAGGAATATGACATTCCACAGCCAGATTATTCTTTGGCAGAAAATAATGAAGCCGTTAATGTAATAAACCTGCAGGCGTATCAAATCGCCTATAAAAATAAGGCAGGAACACAGCTCTGCAAAATGTTTGTGAGCTGGCAACTGCCTGAAGGTGCGTATGCTGATTATTTTACTGTACTGCTTTCTGATAACAATGGTTTGACTTATCGTGTGGCTGATACGACCATGACAATGGAAATTGAACTCGATACTCAACCTTTTACTGAATACTATGTGAAGGTAGTAACCAATGTAAGAGTGAAGCAGTCGAGTGGTACGATTTATGGACCTGTATCAGCTGGCATTGATGTTCCGCCGCCAGATGTAACTTTGCTTAATCATGAGGAACTGGCGGATGGTACAAGAAGATTTTATGTTGAATTTGAATATCCTAATCCTAACGACATTGCTGGTTTCGTATTCAGATATAACCAAGGAAGTTTCATCACATGGGATACTGCAGTTCCGCTTCATACAGGCGTTGTTACCGAGCAACCTTTTGAGACCAAAGCATTACGCCATGGCGTGCATACTGTGATGGTCAAGGCTGTTGACAATGCGGGGCAGGAGAGTGTGGGTGTAGCTTATGCACTTTTAAACTTAGGTGACCCGCTTGAAGACAATGTGCTTTATAGGGTTAAGCTTTCAGACAATAATTGGAAACTCGTTGTTCATGACGGCGTTCTCGAAACTGATGGAAGCATTACTGCTCAGTCGAATGTTGCGTTCTGGTTATCTCCGGAATCACCGATGTGGGTAAATCCCGATGCTCCGTTCTGGTTTGAGCGTTACGGTGCATTTGCCCTCGACTTTCTGACCATTGCACCTGCAAGCGGTCAGCTTTGGCTTAAATATGACATTACTGGTCCTGCCAAAATTGAGTATCGTGTTGTAGGGAACAAAGCGTTTTGGGATTCTCCGGAATCACCGATGTGGGAGGAAGAAAACTATGCGTTTTGGGTTGATGATGAATCAATGTTCAAGCCTTACACGGGTAAAGTTCTTGTAAAGGCTGGAGACCAAATTCAAGTGCATGTTACTGCTCCTGAAAACGTCTATGAAGAAACCATCGTAAAAGATTTAATGCTCGTGATTGATGTTCCTGATAGGCAGGAGCATTTTGAGGATATTTATATTCCGGAAGAAGGTTTATTGTTACCGCTTACAACACCTAATCCTTACACGATTAATGTTCATCTTGATGCTGTGCAAGGTAATAATGTTACCAAGGCTAAAGCAGAGATAATTACAAAAAATCCGTGCAAAGTTAGGCTGATTGATGAAAACAATAATCCTATTGCTGCCACGGTAGATATTACCTGGCAAGGTTTCGTGAAGGAGGTTTTGTGATATGAGTACCGCTTTTGCCAAAATTAAACAATTTCTGCAGTTCGCTGAGGCTCATAAAATTTACCAAAATAAAGACGGTGTCGTAAACCATAATGCGACACCGCAAAAAACTATCCAGGCACTTTTTGAAAATTGGAGCGATACCATTTTCGCAGTCATCCAACATTTTTGGCAGCCTAATAAATCTTATACTTTGAACCAAGTATGTTGGACACCTTCCATGCCTGCGAATACTATCGCAATTTGTACTGTGCAGGGCGTTAGTGGCGCAACTGAACCTGATTGGCCGACAATTGTAGGTAATACAGTTACCGAAGGTAGTGTTACATGGAAAATTATCGTAGCACATCCGGAAAGCTTACCTGCTAATGGCGGTGAAGCTGCTACTGCTCAAAACGCATTAAAGCTTGGCGGTCAAGTACCGTCTTACTATGCAGCAGCTGCTGAACTTGCGAAATATGCTTTGAAGGCTTCTCCTGCGTTGACTGGTACTCCTACGGCTCCTACTGCAGCTGCCGGCACTGCTACAACTCAAATTGCAACGACCGCTTTCGTTATGAATGCGATTAATGCGATTACCAGCCAAGGTAAGATTGTTGCATATAATCTTGCGCAGAATGGCTATGTAAAATGGGACATTGGTCTAATTCTACAATGGGGTTCTGGTTCT